CAGAGGAGAAAGAGGAATTCGAGAGACAAGTTAAACGTAAACTAACGTCTAGCTCTAACGCGTCGAACTTTATTATTAGCTTTAACGACCAAGAGGTCGCTATAGAGGTAACGCCGTTTCCTGTTAATGCTAATGTGCATAAGCAATGGGAAACGCTAACGACTGAGGCGAAAAATCAAATAATGACAGCGCACAAAGTAATTAGTCCGTCGTTAGTAGGTTTATCGTCTGCAAGCGGATTTAGCTCAGTAGCCGACGAGATGGACATGAGCGAGCGCCAAACTATAAAGAGAGTTATAAAGCCAAAGCAGGATTTTATACTTGATGCAATAGAGGAGGTTTTAATAAACTACGGGATTAACCTAGATTTATACTTTGCTCCATTGACTGAGGAAGTTGTAGAGGTAAAAGAGGAAACCGCAGAGTTAAGCTCTCACGTTTGTATGAGTGAGGACATCGAGCTGTTTGCGATACTAGAAAAATACGCTCTTGACTCTCCAGAGGGATACGAATTAACAGACGGCAAAGAGTACGACGTTAAAATGTCTGCAAATCAAACAAGCGAGCAGGATACAAAGCTATGGAAAACTCGCTACTCATTTACTAAAGGTACTAGCAAAACCCCAAAAGGGCAATCTAGGTCTTTCTGTAATAAAATGGTTTCACTATCGGACGCAGGCAAAGTTTACCGCAAAGAGGATATCGAGCTTATGAGCCAACAGGGTGTAAATGGCAAGTTTGCGCATAGTGGAGGCAAATACGACATCTTTCTTTATGGTGGCGGAGTTAATTGTTACCATCGTTGGGAACGTAGAGTATTTAAAAAGAAATTAAACGAGGACGGAAAGCCTAAAGGAGGCGGAGCGATGCAACAGACAACCTCTGTAAACGTAAACGAGGCAAAAAGACAAGGATATAAGCCTGTAAAAAATGCAAAAGACGTTGCAATCGCAGAAATAGACAAACCAGATAACGGCAGATACAAATAATATGGCAGATTTTCTCTTTATATCACCGACAGAAATTAAACAAACTACGATTGTAGGCGGAGGAGTTGACAATGACCGCTTTGTGTTTGTGATTTCCGACGTAATGAATACAACAATACTCCCGTTATTAGGGCAGCAACTTTACGACGTAATACTAGCAGGCGCAACGGCTAATAATTTAACAGGATTATACCTTGAATTATACACTAAATATGTGCAACCGATAACCAAATTTCAAACAGTTGCAAACTTTGTGCTAATTAGTAACTATATGGTAGCTAACGGAGGCAGCGTTTCGCATACCGCAGACAATGCTCAATTAATGAGCGCGGAGGAGTTGACTAGGTTATCGAATACTTATGCAGGCATGGCAGATACGTTTATAGATAGGTTTAACGACTGGATAGTATTAAACCATATTACAGAGTATAAAACAACGCAGGACGGCGTAGACGCATCGACGCACGTATCAAATCGCAGCGGTTGGTTTTTTGGTAATCCGTCAAATAGAATGCAAAACCCATACCCACAGAGTCCAGAGGACATAATTAAGTTTTAATATATGGCGAATTGTACTATACAAAGAGGTTATACAGAGTCTTGTAAGGATTTTCAAGGCGGCATCGATAAGGTGTATCTATTTCCATACGTAAAATATGGGGTTTCGGATATTACTTTCGGAGGTGGCTCTATAGTGAACAATCCCGACGCGCAAAATATTACGAGTTTCCCAAGTACTACGATTTACGAGTATGAGGCTGTAAATATTAGCTTTACCGAAAACGCTACAATTACAAACGGCGGTATTGAATGGTCTCAAGACTTATCTTTTACATTGCCTCGTAGCTTTGAGACTTTGAACGCTTTTAAATTGATGTATCAAGACTATTGCGCTATCATATTAGACCGAAACGGTAACTATAGGCTCATAGGTCTTTGGAATGGCGGCGAGGTTACAATAAACGCAGGTACTGGAGGAGAAAAAAACGCAATGAATGGCTCGACTATATCGTTAAAAGCGAGAGAGGATAACCAAGCGTATTTTTTAAGTAATTTTAATACAGATTTTACAATATTTAACAGCGAAAGCGTTAACTTTTTAGAGTTTAATGTGAATACCGACATCATAGCAACGTCAAATACCTTTAATATTGTAACGGGAGCAGGTACTTTTTTATATGATGTAACAACAGACGAGGGATATAACGCTACGGGGTTAACAGGAAACCATACAATCACGTTTCCAAGCGGCTCTGGTATACATAAAGTAAGTATTTCGGGAGTATTTCCTGCGTTTGATTACGAGGCAGAGGCGGATAGCGTTAAAATAATAGAGTTATCTAATTTCGGGATATACGGACAAGGCTCTACAGTTCAAGAGCTTGCTTTTAGGGGTTGCACAAATTTAACTATTAGCGCTACAGACGAGGGTAACTTTGGAAATGTAACAAATTTCGAGCAAGCCTTTGACGGCTGCGAAGCTTTAACAAGTTTCCCTTTTATAAATACAGGCAAAGGCGAGGAGTTTATTAATACTTGGCGAGATTGCTCCGTATTAACAGAGTTTCCTTTATTAGATTTTAGCAGCGCTACGGATTTGGATAGCGCTTGGCAAAGTTGCGTATTATTAAAGTCATTTCCTGCTCATGCTTTTGATAATTGCACGGCAACAAATTTCACAGAGGCGTTTAGAGATACGGCTTTAAATACGCAATCAATAGACGGCATACTTGAGAGTATAGATTTCGCAGGGCAGATAAACGGAACGTTTACACAAACGGGAGGGCAAGCGCCTAGCTCTGTAGGTCTAGCAGCAAAAGCAAGCCTAGAGGCTAAAGGGTGGAGTATAACAATAACAACTTAATAAATATATAAAAAATGAAAATTTACGTCGATTCAGTAACAAAAGAGTTAGTAATATTAAACGGCATCGAATACCGATACCCTGCATATTGCGAAATACAAAGACAAAAGCAAGGGGATTTTATTATTATTAAAACTACTCAAAATGTGAGCGTTTTAGATAAGACTATATACTCCGATTTACAAGACGAGGCAGGCACAGCTTACGCAAGTTTTGCAGCTTTAAAAACGGCTTTGGATTCTTACTTTGATTCTACGCTTTAATGAGTAGGCGCAGAGTAATGATGATGTTATTCGGGAGTGGTATCCCGACTTTGCTCACGAGCTTAAAAGCGCGTGCAACATATTACGAAAATGTAACTTGTACTACCGCAATTTTAGATAAAATAGAAAAAATACAATAATATGAGTAACTTACTAGATAGAGCGAGTGTTGTGTTAACCCCGACGGGTTTTAATAACGGAGAGGCGCTTTGCGTTAAACCAGAGGACGGGAGCGGAGATTTTCAATTTAGCAGAAATTCTGCGGCAACAAGAGTAAACGCACAAGGGTTAGTTGAAGATGTTCAGATACTATCTAGTAATTTGGTGCAGAACGGTGATTTTAGTGAGCAAGGTGCAGAGGAGGTTTCTAATGGTAGTTTTACTAATGGCTCAACAGATTGGACATTAGGAACGGGTTGGAGTGTAGGAGAGGATAAAGCGGTTGCAGTATCTGGTGCATCTACAAAATTAACACAATCAATAAGTGGTTTAAGTGGTAAAACTTGCAAAGTATCTTTTACCTTATCTAATTATGGGGGTAATGGCTCTGTAAGAGTAGATTTTGGTAGTGTATCATCTAACCCTATAAACACAAACGGAGAAAAGGTATTATACGGAACTTATGATAACAATGCTTTTGAGTTGTTTAAAAATACTGGGTTTTCTGGCTCTATAACAAATATTAGTGTTAAGGAAGTAGGGCAAAATTGGGATTTGGGTAGTGGTTGGAGTATTGGAACTAATAAAGCTATATATGACAACTCTGGTAGTGGCAACTTAAATCAATCTTTTACTTGGCAAGTAGGTAAAAAATATAAAATAACTTTTGATATTGGAGATTTTACAACAAATAAAAGGTTTGATATTTTTAGTGGTGTATCTTTTATAAAAACTGCAACTATTGACAACAATACATCTTACACAATACTTTTTGATGGAGATGGGGGTAGTACTTTTAGGTTTAGAGGATTAACAACAGAAAGTTTCTCTATAACAAACACAAAAATTATAGAAATAACAGACGATACTAACCTCCCTAGAATAAACTACGAGGGTTTCAGTTATGATGGTAGCGGTAATATAATTCCAGATAGTGGATGTGGAAGCTGGTTGTGGGAAAATCAGAGTACAAACTTAATAGAGTACTCAAATGATTATGCAGATAGTTATTGGCAGAAACTTCCAAGTGGAAGTGGTGTAGCACCAATAATTACAAGTAATTATGCAATTAGTCCAGATGGTACACAAAACGCAGATAGAATACAATTTGATGCAACAACAAGCGGAAGTAATTCAGATAGGTCAAGAATTAGAGCAACACTTACTTTAACAGATGGCGCAGATTATACATTTTCATTTTACGCAAAATCAACAAATGGCACAGACCAAAAAATAAGTATTTTATTTGACAATTCTCAAATATCGATTAAAACAATTACAAGTGAATGGCAAAGATATGAAGCAACTGCAACACAAACGGGTACAGGTTCTTTTTGTGGATTAGACTTGAGAAGCAGTAATGCAAGTACAAGTGACATATTAGTTTATGGTATTCAAATTGAGGAGCAAAGCTATAGTACTAGCCTAATTCCTACCTCTGGACAAGCTAGTGGAGTAACACGTAACCAAGATTTATGTAACAATGGAGGAACGGGAACGGGATTAATAAACTCAACAGAGGGTGTTTTATATGCAGAAATAGCAGCTAATAGTGATGATTTAACTTATAGGATATTTTCTATAAATGATGGAAGTAGAAATAATAGGGTTTACTTACAATACACCAATGCTAGTAATACTTTATCTGCGGTTGTAAAGAGCTCAAATAATACACAAGCTAATATGGCATTAGTTTTATCCGATGAAACAAATTTTATAAAAGTAGGTTTTAAATACAAGGCTAATGATTTTGCTTTGTGGGTTAATGGTGTAGAGGTAGCGACTGATACAAGTGGGTTATCTCCAATAGGTTTAAACAATTTAGCCTTTAATGATGGAACATCAAACAATTTCTTTGGCAAAACCAAATGCGTAGCCGTATGGAAAGAGGCTTTAAGCGATGAAGAACTTGCAGAACTAACAACTATATAATTATGATGCAAATATATAAAACGAATTTTCCAACAGAACAACAAGGGAAAGACTACCTATTAAATTTAGGGGTAATAATAGAAGTAGAAAACGAAATAGTCTTTGCTAAAAATACAGCAGCGGTTGTATATATCGGTAAGGTGGTAAAGATACCCGCAACATACGATGATGAGGGTAATATAATCACACCAGCAATTTACTACTCGGGTTTTGCCATCGATGTAATGAGTAGTGACTTATTAAGTTTCGGTAAATATGAGGTGTTTCCAGCAGACACAGCAGCACATAGTTTTTACGGATGGGCAAAAAGTGCGGAAGTACCTAAAACACAAGAATAATGTACAAAATAATCGCGGATTATATGACGCTTGGACTTTGGGGTATGAGCATGGCTAACACAATTACCTCTTTTGATATACAAAGCGCCTCTAGTATTGCGCAGTTAATACTATCTGTTTTAGGTATTGTATATCTAGGCGTTAAAATTGTAAACGAGACGCTAAACGGCAGAGTAGAGCGAGAGGGTAAAAGGATTGCAAACGAAATTAACAATCGAGAACTAGATGAGGAACTTTAATACAAACGAGTTTGATAGTCCAGACGTTAAAGGCTCTGGCGCAAAAATGGATAGTTGTTTTTTGGAAATGCTAGACAACGCTAGAGATATAGCAGGCATACCTTTTAAGATAAATTCTGGTTACAGAACGCTTGAGCATAATATAGCTATATATAAAAAACTAGGAAAAAAACCTATAAAATCCTCGCATCTTAAAGGCTTAGCCGTCGATATAGCTTGTAATGAGTCTAGAGCTAGGTTTATAATGGTTTCGGCGTTAAAAGACGCAGGATTCACTCGTATAGGTATATCTAACTCTTTTATTCATGTAGATAGTGATAGCGATAAGGCTCAAAATGTAATCTGGACGTATTAATGGAAACAGGAAAGTACAAAGATAAGAACGGCACGACTAGAGTAGGCGACGCTTTGAGGTTTTTAGCTAAACAAGGCAAGGCTTTTGCGCCCGAATTGCTAGAGCTTGCTGCAAATGTTACGGGAGTAAAGGCTTTGGATAAGCTAGGCAACGCTATACGAGGAGACAAGGCGCTCACTCCGCAGGATAAGGACTTGCTACTAGCAGAATTAAACAAAGATGTAGTTATAGAGCAAGAAATAACTAAGAGGTGGGAGGCGGACGCAAATAGCGATAACTACGCTAGTAAGAATATACGTCCTTTTACGCTCGCCTTTCTGCTAATATGTATGTTTGTGTTCATTATGCTAGATAGCGCGTTAGACGGCTTTAAAATAGCCTCAGAGTGGATAGGATTACTCAAGGGATTGCTTATGACTGCGGTCGGTGGTTATTTTGTAATCAGAGGAGCGGAGAAAATTACAAATAATATTAAAAAGTAAAGCTGTTGACGTTATACGGAGTTACCCACCATTAGTGAGAGTGGGCATTTTGTGAATTATCAATCGCTCGCTTTAATTCATCAGCTAACACAGTATGTTTCACGCCTTCAATTTCTATTACTACAAACTGTTTTCTGTTCCAATGCTCGCTAACTATTAGTTTAGGCATCTTGCTTTTTAGCTCTTTGTTTTCTGTTCCGTTAGTTTCGTAAATCCCAATTAAGTTTACTGTTTCAAATCTTGTCATATTTATAAATTTAACGGTGGGTAACACTGTATAAAGTGAAAAGCCCACAAGGTTTTGTTTTAAATAGCCAAATTTAGGTGTGGCTTCTCACCTTATACTAAACGTTGTATGCAATTAAAAAAGACATACAACACTGTATATAATTAATTTTTTAACTGCTCCATCTTTTCAATTATTTTTCTCATTCTAATTAAGTAATCTGTGTTTTCACTTTCTTTATACACATTAATAATTCTTTCGTGCAACCATATAAAGTGCTTAATATCTTCTTCTGTTATCATAATTTATCTATTTAATTCGTTAAAAATCTAATCATATACAAACCGTTAGCCATGCCGTTGGTCGTATTTCCAATTTTCAAGCGCTTTTTTAGCATCTCGATAGGCTTTGTTTAAAGCCTTAAAACTAGAATCGTCTTTATACAGCTCGTAATCGTTATAATAAACTACAGAGCGCTCTCTAAGAGCTTGAGGCAGGTCGAAGT